GTTTTACGGCAGACTCCATTCACATATGGTCTACACTCTATTCCCTTAACAGCCTCTTCTTTTGAAAATACAACAGGATTGTGGGTACATGTTTTGAGGATTAAAGACATGTAATTATCTGATGCTGCTCTGAGGGATTTCTCATCAACATGAAAATTTCCTGTACCATAGCGATTAAGAGCGATTTCATAAGGGTTTAAATTGTCCTTATTTTTCAACAACGCAGGTTCCCTCTTTGCCTCTCCAAAAAGACCATACAAGGGTGATTTTTCCAACTTTGATTTTGTTGGACGATAATAATGGTGAGGGCTATCCACCATCAAAATACCATTATCATCATATGTAAAGTCAGGGTCAACACCTTGTGGTAAGCAACAAATAGTATTATTTACTTTCACTGTTTCAGCAACAAATCTCTCCATCATTTGACGAGTAACAAAAGTTCCTATAGCATTTTCACCCATCAATAATCCTGAGTGAATTCCAATAATTTTAACATTATTGTAGCCGGGGTCGACCAGCACACTCAACGATCCACAATCACCGTTTTCACTAGTGAAGGGGAAGGAGTAGTGCCTAGATATTGTCCAATCCGTCTTTTTAAATGGTTTACGATTGATTCTCGCTTTTGTAACATTTGCAGCCATAGCGTTATTCCCATCTTCCATTTCACGAAGGAAAAGAGCTGCAATAGGAATTGTTTGATTATAATTATCAAGTTCCTCCTCGTCAACAAAACGTTTGATTATATTCTTATGAGGTCTCATATTAGAAATTCTAAATAACCAAACATCATTTTGCAACATCTCCTCAGTTGGAGGGTACATATTCACGATATTCTTCATATTTACGTGGAAATTTGATGTCAAAGTATCACCTAGCACCACATATTTATATGGCACAAGTGATACATCAAGACTTCCTTTTTCTGAAATTCTTTTAATAGCACTTTTATAATAATGTGCATTCAACATAAATATATCACCATCTATTGCGGTGAAAAAACCCCACGGATGTTTCGCATTTTCCAAATATGCAACATAAACACTCTTTCCAAAGGTTGATATCGCAAAAGTATTCATTCTACTATAAACATCCGGTTTACAAACATCATCATTATTATCCTGCTTAGCTGCTATAACAACAGCTTTAAAAGCAGACAGTGGTCGTGCGACCTTATTCGGTCCTTTGCCCATATTGTCCCCATATTGAGTTATCAAGCTCTCATTGCCAGTCCACATCCTGTACAATGAATGTGCCATTTTAAGCAGTGCTAAAACTGCAACAGTGCCCGTAATAAGTGGATATTGCTTAAATATCTGTTTAGCTTTTCCAACAATTCTAGTAAATATGTCCTTGACTACAGCAGAGGCTTTTGGTTTCCCTCCAAACTGGACATCCATAACATATTTACACCCTAAATTGCTAGTGTAGCAATTACAGTTCTTTCCGTCATTTATTATTTCCATAACGAATTGCTTACACATAACACCTGGTAACTCCTTAATTTTTGGGATCAATTCATCATCCATTAATTTCATATAATTACGTTCACAATTACAATCTGGAGATGAGCCAGATTGAAATCTATAACTATAATCAAGTGTACAATCATAGCTCGATTTTGCATCTTGGAATACATCATCATCTCCAATTTGTGGTCGTGTTTCTTTGATTTTAATGTTTCCAAATATTTCTTTTTTCATAAAAATGATAGATTCCCTATTCGTGATATCAGGAATAGATCTATAAATTTGCTCATCATATGTCCCAGATTGGGGAACACATTTTTCAACATCTAATTTGTTTGCATTTATCTCTGCAATACGCTTTTCGACAAGATTTTTGCGCATATTTGCAATATCACTAACGTATGCATTTCCTATACTATGTTTACACTGATATGCTTGAATCAAGAAATCTGAAAATTCATCAAAATTCATAGCAGATTTGCATTCAACGGGAGTGTTGTTCTCAAAAACATGAAATTCATAAACATCCAAAGTAAAGCTGCCAATATCATGCCTGAGCCTCCGTTCTCGCAAGGTAAAATTTTCCGGGTCCTTACAATATTTCAATTTTGGAACAACATCAACCTGTATCTCAAAACGCCTCTTTAAGGCCTCTGGTTTCTTCAAAAGAGCAGAGTGCAAATTATAGTCATTCGTTGTGGCTAATATTATCTTACTAGAAAAGAATTTGCTCCCTTTATCATCTAGATGTGCCATATGCAATTGATATGGAAATGGATTCATAGCTCTTATCAGGTTCATGGGTTCACCATCAGGATCACTCAAACATTCTATACTCTGCATAAAATCATCAAAAACAGTAACTAATTGGTTGTTATATCCATCCCAATACTTCGTTTCGTATGTACGACTATAAATGAAATCCATATTGTTTCTCAAATATCTTGCGAGAGTTTTCTCATCATCAATCAATCCAATGATTACTCTATCAATAAGGGGGATGGTGACAGCACTCTTGCCAACACCACTCTCCCCTCTCAATAGTATTGCAAGCGGGGGAGCGCGTATGGTGGAGGAATCGAGTGACATCTTTTTAAATGGACTTAATATATCTTGTATCTTCTTATTATACAATGTTATAACGGATCTTATTTGTGAATACTCAGCACCACCTTTACATGACTCTTTAAAGATGCGATCACCAATACTTTTGAGAAGCAATATCTTATCATAATTAACACTATCTATAACAAAGTCTCCCACATCCATAGCATGTGATACAATTTCTACATCATCAATCCACTCCTGTGTTTCATCTGCCATTTTATCGATCATTTTTAATTTCTCAAGACCAAAAACCTTTGTCCTGATGTAATTAATAATACTCTCGACAATTCGGACAACATCAGCAAACATATCTTTGGATCCAGCAATGATACGCTGGTAACCACTTGCCAATGCAGAGAAATCTTTCAATTTTCCATCTGAGATGCGCTTGACACCAAGGCCTACAAAAAATAGCTTTAACAGTGGAGAAAAATCAACATCAACATCTTGTTGGATGTTTTCAGTCTCAGTTACGAAAGTATTCACAGCTTCCCTAACATCTCCTTCAAAGACGACTCCTGCTGCACCAAGGCCATTTAGTAAAGAGAGAAAATACTTCTTTCTATGGATTAAAAGAACAGCACTAGCTGCCATCGATAGCATCAAGAACAATTTCATAAACTTCGCGTAATCCATATTATGCTGAATACCGACTTTGATACCATTCTCAGAAATATTTTCAACTACACTTGTCAAATGTGCAATTTTATCCTTAACATCTTCTTCAACTCCAATTGCAGGAAACCACGCCTGTGGCTTTAACAATGATGTGTCGATATTTTTACACTGGGAAAATTGAAAGTCCAATATCTTCTTTTTCTCAAATTCTATATACATTTTTGCTAATTCCTTTGAATCAGAATCAACTTTAGGCTGTATAGAATCATACCCAATTAATACGTTTGGCTTAAATTTCTTCACTTCAGCATCATTCAATCTGTAATGCAATTTGGATGAAGATTTTTCAATGTCGAAAACTTCTGAAATTTTACGCATCATTTCAGATTTGGACATTTTCGTTTGTTTCCATCCAAGTGATCTAGTTGCATATTCACTTGCATAAACTCTCTCCCAGATGTTTTTCTTTCCTTTGCGTGCCCATCTAGCAAAATCTTCAAAAAGATCTTCACGATAACTTGGATCATCTTGAAATTCCTCAAAATATTCGTGGTTTCTCTTCTTGTTGTTATTAAACTCGAAAATTTGCTGGACCTCAGCATCGTTTTGGATATTCATGATAGTTGTAGCCATAATTAAATTTAGAAGTTTAAAAGAGTCCTTTCACTCGGTCAATGTTTATAGCTCGCATTAACGCATCGCATCAAAACATCTGATTGACGGGATTTTATCGTTTTCCACAACGGGTGATTCATAAATGTACAACCACCATTGATAAGTAAGAAACATGTCACGGACCTTTCGGGTCCTCAGCAGTGCCTACATACACTATCTCAAGTATCAATGGCTTATGATTCAAAAATACTTCACAACCTTTTTATTTACGGTTCTGTTTGCTGTCCCTAAGGGCAGTTGATCTACCTACTCTCTTGTAAAATATATAACATGCAAGATCGCATATAATTAAACGTTTACTTATCATTACTACGTTAACCGTACTTTCATACCAATTTCATAACTAAAGGAAAATTCTAACAAAAAGGTGACTGTATAAGTGCCTATATGATTAATTGCCATGCATCGTCACACAGTAGCATCAATCCAAATGTCGACCATAAGGATGACCACACTTAGACCCCCATCACGGGGCCAAA